AAGGCCAGTTTGTCCTTCAAAGCTGACCGGCTGATGTAGGGCAAACCATCACGAATTTCAGCGCCAGTGCCCCACCAAGCGTTTTCAAAGGCTTTGCGGTGGCTATCTATTTTGCTGTCTTTTTTGGTGGCGATGGGGGTCTGGGCTTGGATAATGACTGCGCTGGTGACGGGTTGGTTGTCCTCGTCATACCACGCGGGGATGGTCACTTGCTGGAGTTCTACGAACACGGTTTCGGCCAATTCAGCGTCTTTGGACTTGCGCTGAACGATTTGCATGGGCTGGTCATCCTTGCTAGGCACTATGCTGATCTCAATGTCCAAAGCGCCTCGCCACGCGCTTGAGCCTCGGGCACGGTGCTGGGCTTCGTCTGAGACGCCTGTGTGGTGGACAAGGATCACTGAGCAGTCAAACTCTGTCATCAGGCTGGAGCAAGCGTCTAGCATGGTCTTGGCGTCTTGGGCGCTGTTCTCGTCTCCTGCCAAGAATCGGTGCAGGGTGTCAACCACTATCACGCTTGGCCTGTCTTTGAGCATCCTGACCTGTTCTACCACCTTGAGGTAGCCAATGGGGGTGTTAAGGTCGCAGCCGTCCTTGGAGAGCCACATATTGAGTTTTCCGGCTTGGTTATGGTGTTTCCACGCTGCTACCCTGCCTCGCAGGCCGTGGTGGCCTTCTCCGGCCAGATAGACCACATTGCCTTGGCGTACCTTGTGGCCTGCCCAGATTTCTATGCCGCTTGCCATGCGTAGGCACCAGTCCAGCACCACAAAGGTCTTGCCGCCGCCTGACGGGCCGTGAACCATGACCAAGGCTTGGGACTGAATCCAGCGCTTGACAAGCCATGAAATAGGGCTGGGTTGGGCTGAAAACTCGTCTGCGGGGATGAGCCAGTCATTTGCTGGTGGCATAAGCAGTGCCGCCAAATTGTGCCCCGCTTGGGCATAATCGTTGGCATCACCAAGAATCGGGGGCATTACCATGCGTGCGCCGTACTTGGCTGATGCTTGTTCTGCATAACGCTGACCAACGCCGGATTGGTCATGGTCAGCCACAATCACAATGTCCTGAGATAAACCGTGCTTTTCTCGCAAACTGCCGGTCACCGGCACTAGGTTGCTGGCGCTATAGGCCACTACGCATGGGCGGTTGGTGGCCTCAAAAATGGTGGCAGCGGTGGCAAAGCCTTCGGCGACATACAGCGTGCCAGGCTCATCTGATGAGCCTACCACCCAATATTTGCCGCCGGTCTGCCCACCTGCGTGGTACAGCTTGCCGCCTTCGTGGTCTATGTACTGGAGGCTAGACAATGAGCCGTCTGCATCGTACAGAGGCACCATCAAACGGCCATCACCTGTAATTCGTGCGCCATGCACGCCAATGCCCTTTTTGGCTAAGTAGGGGTGTTCGGCGATTGCGGGGTTGGCCGTTGTCCATATCTTTTCAACCGTCTCGCTGGCTACTTGGTGCTGGCGCTCTATGGCGGCGTCCCGCAGGGCTTTGGCCTCGGCAAGGCGCTTGGCATTGGACATTTCCTCAAACTGGGTCAGTTTTCGCCCAACATCAGCCCGAAAAGTAAATTCAAGACCTGCACGCCAGCACCCAAAGCGGCCAGCGGGGATGCCATCGCCAAAGACCAAATACCAGCCAGGCTTGTCACCGTGGCCGGGCGAGCCTTTTGTCCCTGAGCGAAAGCGGTGAATCTTGCCGTCAAAGTGGATTTCCTCTGGTGGCTCCAGCCCCGCAGCTCGCATGGCGTCTATGAGTTGCGCTTCAGGGGGAGCGACTAGCTTTTCGGGGGATGGTGACCACGGGCCGCCGAGGACATTTTCTAGACTAGCCATGCGTCACCGCCTGCTTTGTCAGGTAATCGCTCAAAGCCTTGACCGTCTCGTAAAGGGGCTTGGACTCCTCTTGCATGAAGCGGTAGACCGTGGCTGGGTGAACGCCTGCATTCTCTGCCACCCTCTTGAGGTTGGCGTCTTCTAGCCGTTGTTTAATCTGCTCAACAGTCATCATAATTTGCACCTGTGAAAATAATTTTGCGGGAACGCTTGCATCATAGCCTGTTTTGTGTTTATGATGCAAGTGCACCCAGAACAGATTTCCTGAAGTGGGTGAAAAACAAGGAGAGCCAAGATGGCTATCAATCTGAAGTCAACAGGTGGTCTAACCGCCAATGGAGTGAAGTTGTTGGTGTATGGGGCAGCAGGGTCAGGCAAGACTACGCTGATTAAGACACTGCCCAATGTGATCGTACTGAGTGCCGAGGGCGGCTTGCTGTCCATTCAGGACGCTGATCTGCCTTACATAGAGATTGCGTCAATGGAGGACTTGCGCGAGGCGTTCACTTGGTGCAAGGAAAGCAAGGAAGCATCAGGCTTTCAGTCTGTGGCGCTGGATTCAATCAGCGAAGTGGCCGAGGTGGTGCTGGCCTTTGAGATGAAGAAGTCAAAAGATGGCCGCGCAGCCTACGGTGAGATGAATAGCACCATGCAAGAGTTGATCAGGGCGTTCCGTGACTTGCCCGGTAAGCACGTTTATATGTCAGCCAAGCTAGAAAAAAGCACAGACGAGATGGGCAAGATGCTTTACAACGCCAACATGCCAGGCAAGAGCCTCACCCAAGGCTTGCCGTATTTCTTTGATGAAGTGTTTGCGTTAAGGGTTGAGCGCGATGCTGAGGGCGTGACTCAGCGTGCTCTGATGTGCGATAGCGATGGGTTGTGGTTGGCAAAGGATCGTTCTGGAAAGCTGGAGGCGTGGGAAGCACCTGACCTTGGCGCCATCATTGAAAAGATTGGGGGCAAGGCATGAGCGACCAACAAGCATTTCCTGTTCATTACAACGGCCATGAGGGCATGACATTGCGGGACTATTTTGCGTCCAAAGCAATGCAATTAATTATGGCCGAAACAATCAGTTCAGATTCAGAAATAACTGATGATGAAGTTGCGCTTGCTTCTTATCGCATGGCTGATGCTATGTTGAATGTGAGGGAACTATGAGCGACCTAGAAACCCTAAGCGCAGATTGGCTACGTTACAAGACTCTTGAGGAGCGCACGGTAGTTGAGCGCCGCAAGATTGAAGACCAGATTGTCAAAGCCTTGCGCTTGCCTGATGCCTTTGAGTCTACGGAGACAGCAGAGCCTGACGGCTATGTGGTCAAAATCTCTGGCCGCATTGACCGCAAGGTTGACTCGGAAAAGTTGCAGATGCTGGCTACCGAGTCAGGACTGACCGAGCATCTGGCTACCCTGTTCCGCTGGAAGCCAGAGCTAAACCTAACGCTCTGGAAAGCAGCAGACGAAACCATCACTAAGCCGCTTGCGGCTGCAATTACGGCCAAGCCTGGCCGTCCCTCTTTCAAAATCACCATTAAGGAATAATCATTATGGCTTTTCTCACCGAGACTTTTGACGTTAACGAGTTGCCTGCGGGTAACGCTAACAACTTTGAACCGCTGCCTGCTGGTTGGTACACATGCACCATCAGCCAAGCTGAGTTAAAGGACACCAAGGCTGGCAATGGACAGTACATCAAGCTGCGCTATGACATCACCGGCCCGAGCCACCAAGGTCGGGTGGTGTTTGGCAACCTCAACATCAAGAACGCCAACCCCAAGGCCGAGGAGATCGGACGCCAGCAGTTGGGCGAGATCATGCGTGCGATTGGTCTGGCAAAGGTGGCCGACACTGATCAACTGATTGGTGGTCAGATCAGCATCAAGCTGGACATTAAACAAGACGCGCAATATGGCGCAAGCAACGAGGTGCGGGGCTTCAAGTCGGTGTCTGGTAGCGTAGCGCCAGTCGCTACAGCAGCACCGGCTTCTGCGCCAGCAGCCGCTGCTAAGGCAGCGCCACCTTGGGCTAAGAAGTAAGCAAAAAAAAGCCCCGCACCGATAAAAGTGCGGGGTTCAAGATCAATCAAGGAGAGAACAAGTGATTATTCCCCAACCAGATAATACCATCACCGCGTTAATTGACAAGCACCACGAGTCAAAGTCAGAAAAGCCACGCGCACACCTTGGCGCTAGCACATTGGGCCATGTCTGTGACCGCTGGCTGTGGTTGTCGTTCCGGTGGGCGGTGCAGCCTGAGTTCTCTGGCCGGATTTTGCGCTTGTTCCGCAGGGGGCAAAACGAGGAGGCCACCATCATCAGTGACTTGCGTGCCATTGGGCTAGATGTACGCAAGGTGTCTGCCCAGCATCGGGTTGACTTCGGAGGCCATGTCTCTGGCAGTTTGGATGCCATCATTGACAAGGGCGTGCCGGAAGCACCAAAGGCCAAGCATGTGGCTGAGTTCAAGACGCATTCTAAGAAGTCTTTTGATGCGCTGGTCAAGGATGGCGTGGAAAAAGCCAAGCCAGAGCATTTCACACAGATGCAAGTTTATATGCAAGGCACGGGGATTGACCGTGCGCTGTATGTTGCCATTTGCAAGGACGATGACCGCATCCATACCGAGCGCGTGAAGTTTGACAAGGAAGTCTCAGAAAAAGCGGTGCGCCGAGGCCACTACATTGCACTGGCCGAGCGCATGCCAGAGCCGATCAGCACTGACCCAAGCTGGTATCAATGCAAGTTCTGCGATGCGTACAAGTTCTGCCACGAAACTAAGACCACCAAGCATGTCAATTGCCGCACTTGTGCCAACGCCACGCCAATGCCTGATTCGACTTGGCACTGCGCTAAGTGGAACGATGTGATACCAGTGGACGCACAGCACAAAGGTTGCGAGTCGCATGTCCTACACCCTGACCTTGTGCCTTGGCAGCGTAAGGATGGGCCGGATGAGTTTACTGCTGTCTATGAGATCAATGGCGTGAACATGGCAAACGGTGACCCAGCGCAAGAGGGCGTCTGGGGTAGCACGGAACTGCTGGCTAACGCCGAGGCTTGTACTGGTGGTGATCCTTTGATTGCTGAGATGCGCCAGGTTTGGAATGCGCGGGTGGTGGGGTGAGCAATTTATTTGACGAGTACCCTGAGTGGGTCGGTATGCCTGAATTTGTCCAAGAAAAAAAAGAGCCATTTAAAGAGCTAATTGTCAGGTTTGATACCGAGGCCGATTACAAAGACTTTGAAAAAGTTATCAACCAAAAGCTGACTATAAAAACAAAAAGCATTTGGCATCCGTTTAAGTCGCACTGGGGGCTGGAGCGCAAGGTGTACATCGATGAATCCTAAGTTCCCAGTTTACATAGTGTCTAAGGGACGCCATGCGAATGGACTTACGACCAGAGCGCTGCATGAGATGGGCGTGCCGCACTACATTGTGGTGGAGGAACAGGAGCTTGACTTGTACAAAGCTGGTAGGTGCTACGGGGAGTTGTTGGTGTTGCCGCCGATATACAAGGCTGAGTACGAGAGTTGTGACGCTTTGGGTTATGCGGGTAAGAGCACGGGGCCGGGCCCCGCACGAAACTTCTGCATCGACCACTCCATTTGGAAAAAGCACGCCCGTCATTGGGTCATGGATGACAACATCGATGCCTTCCACTACCTCAATCGGAACGAAAAATTTGAGGTTAGAACAGGCTCAACCCTTCTTGCAGCAGAAGATTTTGTCTGCCGCTATTCCAATGTTCCAGTGGCCGGTCTTAACTACTATTCTTTCTGCAAGAAGGGCGACCCAGTGCCGCCGTACATCTTGAACACACGCATCTACTCATGTCTGCTGATTGACAACTACTCTGGCTACCGCTGGCGTGGACGATACAACGAGGACACTGACCTGAGTATTCGTGTGCTGAAGGATGGTCTTTGCACAATTCAATTTAACGCATTCCTGTGCGGGAAGATCACCACACAGCGAATGCGTGGTGGTAACAGTGCAGATTTTTACGATGCAGAGGGGACTTTGCCCAAGAGCCAGATGCTGGCCGATTTACATCCAGATGTTGCCAAAGTCGTTTTTAAATTTAATCGCTGGCATCACCATGTTGATTACTCAAAATTTAAAAACAACCGATTGCAAAAAATTTTAGACACAACTTCAATGCCCAAAATAAACAATTACAAAATGGTGCTTAGCAATGCTCCGTGACTACCAACAACGCACCATAGACCAGCTTTACGCATGGTTTGAGGAGGGCGGCAAGGGCAATCCTTGTTTGGTGTTGCCCACCGGATCAGGCAAGAGCCACATTGTGGCGGCGCTGTGCAAGGATGCCTTGCAGAACTGGCCCGAGACTCGGGTGCTGATGCTGACCCATGTGAAGGAATTGATCGAGCAGAACGCTGAGAAGATGCGCCAGCACTGGGCCGGTGCTCCGATGGGCATCTACAGCGCAAGCATTGGCCGCAAGGACTTGGGTGAGCCGATCACCTTTGCTGGCATCCAATCGGTGCGTACCAAGGCCAAGCAGTTAGGCCACACTGATCTTGTGATTATTGACGAGTGCCACTTGGTCTTT